TAAGATCGACCCACGTTCTCCGGCCGCCACCTCAAATTCACACCAGCGCGCAGGGCCGAAAGGCCACCAAGACGTAGGATGCAATGCCCCGGGTCTACGGGGCTCCAACCTGAAATGAATGCCCGCATCGTGGGAATCACGCCATGGCACTGGCGTGAGGATCACGAGGCGTTGGATCCGCCCTATCAGAATCACGGGCACGTCCACAAGCGCGACGATGACTACACCGCCAACTGTGGCGGCCCGCTCCTCTGCAATCAGTGCCGGCTGGAGCAACAGGCATTGGATGCAACGGGGAAATCATGAAGGCTCGGGACTGGATATCGCTGGTCGCCTCGAGTTGAAGGATTGCCCCGGTTGGGAGAGGATGCAGCGGGCGCTCAGCGTGGCCTGGGCGATTGCCGGCCACAACAGCCCACAGTCGCTCGCCAAGAAAATGAGCGACAAGCAGAAGCACCGGGCCCGCCTCCTGATGCTTCACCTCCGCGAGTGGATGCGGGAATTCGATCAAGCATTGGGGGATGAGTGATGAGCACCGCAGCCAAGCGCAAGGACGCGACGAGCCCGCCGAAGACCCTGCGGGAACTCGGCCTCGAGAATTACCATGTGGTGGAGATCCACCGCAGTGAGCTCGTGAACGCGGTCTACAACCCGCGCAAGATTTCCGATCACGAGAAGTCGAAGCTGCGCGAGGTGCTGAAGCGCCATGGACTGGTCGCCCCGATCACATGGAACCACCGCTCGAAGAATATCGTGGGCGGCCACCAGCGGATCGGCCTCCTCGACGATATCGCCGAGACCAGCGACTACACGCTGCACGTGGCCGTGATCGATGTGGACGAGGCCCGCGAAAAAGAGCTCAACATCGCGCTGAACAACACGAACGCGATGGGCTCCTTCGACCAGGATCTGCTCAAGGCCGTGTTCGCGGACTCGGCCGTCAGCATCACCGGCGCCGGCTTCAGCCCATCCGACATGGTGCAAATGTTCGGAGAGAGCGTGTTCGCCAACCGCTCGGTGGACCTGGAGGCCTTCGCCTCCACGCTGACGAAGATCGCCAGCCAGTACGATGCCATCTCGAAGAAGAACCGAGAGAAGGCCTCGAGCGAGCATTTCCTTGTATTCATTTTCCCATCCGGGGCCCATGTCGATCAGTTCATCGAGCAAGAGGGCCTGGATCAGAACCGCTATCAGAATGGCCAGGCGCTCGCCGACAAGCTGAAGGCACTGAGACCGTGAGTGTATGCCTGAGACCATCGACCATAATTCAACCGGCGCCAGGAAGCCCGGCCGCCCCCGCTACGTAAAGACGGAGCACGATCAGAAGATCGTCACGATGTTTGCGCAGGCAGGCCTGCCACACGACAAGATCGCGTTTATGGTGGGCATCGGCCTGAAGACGCTGAAGCGCTACTACCGTGACGATCTGAAGCGCGGGCACATCGAGCAGGTAACGCACGCGCTGACCAAGGTCCGCGAGGCCGCTAACAATGGCGAGCCTTGGGCCATCAAGTGGATTCTCGCCGTGTTCGCCGGCATGTCGGAACAGACGCTGGTGCGCCAGCAGGTGCAGCAGTTGGGCAAGGACGGCAATCCGATCGACCCGCCCGCCGGCAATACCTACATCATCAAGGAAGATGAGCGGAAACTGATCGAGAAGAAACTCGACGACGAAGTATGACGGATGCCTTAGCCGGTCCGATCAGCCGGCTCGAGGAGCTCAAGCGCAACGCGGCCAAACGCGCGGAGCCGGAACGTCAGCGCATCATCACGCGGTTCTCCGACAAGGATATCGCGGTCGGCAACTGGAAGGCTCGGAAGGATTTCGAGTTCTATTCGCGCTGGATCATGCTGCGCAATTCAGGCATCAAGTGGCAGCGGGCCCGCCACCACGCGATCGTCGCAAAGTATCTGCAGGCCGTGTTCGAAGGCCTGATCCTTCGGCTGATCATCTCGATGCCGCCGCGGTATTCGAAGACGCAGCTGGTGGAGAACTTCATCGAATGGACGATTGGGCACGTCCCGGATTCGGAGTTTATTTACCTGTCCTACGGCTCGACGCTTGCCGAAGATAAGACCGCCGAGGCGCTCCGAAACGTCAAGTCAGCCGCCTATCACGGCATCTTCCCGGAGCTCGCCCTCACGCGCGAGCACGCGGGAGACTGGCAGACCGCGCAGGGTGGCCGGGTGTATGCCGCGGGTACGAGCGGCACCGTCACCGGTCTCGGCGCCGGCAAGATGCGGGACGGCTTTGGCGGCGCGCTGATCGTCGATGACCCCCACAAGCCCGACGAAGTATTCGGCCCGGTGCGCGAGAAGGTCATTCGGAACTTCCAACAGACCGTGGAGAACAGATTGAATTGGGCGACAACGCCGATCATCGTGATTGCGCATTGTTTGCATGTGGAAGACTTGCCTGCCTGGCTGCGCGCCGGGCGAAATGGTGAGGAATGGGAACATCTTCGCTTGCCGGCGATCATGGACGACGGCACAGCGCTTTGGCCCGAAAAGCATCCGATCGAGAAACTCAGGAAGATGCAGAAGGCATCCCCTTACGTTTTTGCGAGCCAATACATGCAGGCCCCAACCGCCGTTGGCGGTAATTTCTTCACCAAAGAGCACCTCTGCTACCGCGTCGATACAACCGAGACGGACGATGGTTTCGGCGGCTCGGTGGAGCGCATCGCGTACCGCGGCGAGCCGGAGGAGGAGATCGGTGTCCTGGACGTGGTCTTCGCCGTGGTCGATTCGGCCTCGAAGACCGGCTCCACGCATGATGGTGTCGGCGTCGCATTCTGGGGCCTGCGCCCGGCGGACGTGGATAAGCCGCCGCTCGTGCTGCTCGATTGGAACATCACGCAGATCGAGGCCGCGCTCCTCGAGGAGTGGATGCCCAATGCCGTGCTCGGGCGGCTCCAGGCCCTCACCCATGAATTCCAGGTGTTGCAGGGCTCCGTGGGCGTGTTCGTCGAGGACAAGGACTCCGGCATCGTTCTGATCCAGCAAAGCCACAACCACGGCTGGCCGGTCACGGCGATTGAAAGCGACATGACGGCGCTCGGCAAGGCCGGCCGGGCGGTCAACGTCTCCGGCTACATCCACGCGGGCAAGGTAAAGTTTTCCCGCAACGCCTACGACAAGGTCGTGGAGTACAAGGGTTTCGTCCAGAACCACATGCTTACGCAGGTGCTGAACTTCAGCCCGTCGACCGGCGACCAGGGCGCGGACGACTTGCTTGACACCTTCTGCTATGGAGTTTCTATCGCTCTAGGCAATCCGGAGGGATTCTGAATTATGCAAACACCAGAAGACCCACACGTTGATCGGGCCGGCGCAACCATTCTGCTGATCTTTATCATCGTCGTGCTCTGGGCCGTGTTCAGCCAATGACGCTGCCCCCCGGCCAATTCGGCTATGCGACGGTCACCGTGCAGAGCCAGAACGCGCTCGCCGGCGCCCGCACGTGCGTGCTCGAGCAAAACGCGTGCTATGTGAACTTTGCCGTGTTCACACCACCCGTCGTGGGCGGCAATGGCCTCGGCACGCAGTTCGCGCCCTTGGCGCTACGCTGGCGCCTGGATGATGTGGTGTCCGGGGCGATGATCATCCCATGGACCGGCATTTTGGTGCAGACGACTCAGATCCAGATCCCGGCCGTATCCAACTCGCTGATTTCCTTCACCCGGCTATATGAGCCGAAGCAGGTGATGTTCCAGTTTACCGACCAGAACGGCGCAACCGCCCAGGCGCGCGCAATCTACGACGTGCTGCGCGTGCGCGGTTTCAACGATCAATTTGTGGGGTGTGTGGATGGGTAGTCTGAGCGGCGACACCGGCAGCAACCAGTATTCGGAGCTCGTGCTGTCCTATGGTGGCGGGGCGGAAAGCCCGCTGATGCAGATGCTGATGGGTGAGGATATCCAGCCCGGCACGGAGCCCTCCTACCAGTTGTGCAAGACGATCTACATCTACCACCCGCTCGGCGGCAAGATGGCAGAGGGCCCGATCAAGCTCGCGCAATCCCAGGAGCGCAAAGTCACGATCCAGGGGGCGCCCGATGAGGCGGTCAAGGCCTTCACCGATCAGTGGGCCGCCATGGAAGCGGACCAGCACATCCTGAATGTCCACGCTCTCGCCCGCGTGTACGGCATCTCCACGGTCATCCTGGGCGTGAAAGACGTGCCCTCCAATGTCCCGGTGGAGATGGACAAAATCTGGGATAAGGACGTGTATTTCAATGTCCTGGATCCGCTCAACACATCGGGCTCGCTGGTGCTGTCGCAGAATCCGAATGACCCCGGCTTCCAGCGGCCGGTGCGCGTGTCGACCAGTGGCGAGTCCTATCACCCCTCCCGCTTCAAGGTGGTAATGAACGAGAATCCGGTGTTCATCCAGTACACCGGCTCCGCCTTCGGCTTCGTCGGCCGATCGGTCTACATGCGCGCGCTCTTTGCCATGAAGTCGTTCCTGCGCTCGATGATCGCCGACGACATGATCCAGTCGAAGCTCGCGCTTCTGATCGCGAAGCAGAAGTCCCCCGGCTCGGTCATCAACAACGCGATGCTGAAGCTTGCCGCGTGGAAGCGGATGCTCCTCAAGTTCGCCACGTCCGGCCAGGTGCTCTCGATCGGCACCGATGAGGATGTGGCCACCATCGACATGACCAACGTCGACGGCGCCGGCAGCTACTCGCGCAACAACATCATCCGAAATATCGAGGCCGCGGCGGACATGCCCGCGAAGATGCTCGACCAGGAAACGATGGTCTCGGGCTTCGGTGAGGGCACCGAGGATTCGAAGCGCAATGCCCAGTACATCGAATCGATTCGCATCAAGATGCGGCCCGTGTACGTGTGGTTCAACAATATCGCGCAGTACCGGGCGTGGAATCCGCTCTGGTACAAGACCGTCATCCAGGCCAAGTATCCGGAAGAATGGGGCGGCATCGACTGGTTCACCGCCTTCTCCCAGTGGCGCCAGGCCTTTCAGGCGGAGTGGCCCTCGCTCCTGATCGAGCCGGAGTCCGAAGAAATCAAAAAGGAGGAAGTCAAGCTCGAGGCCGTGGTGGCCATCTTGAATACCCTCCTACCTCAATTGGATGCCGAGAATAAGTCCAAGCTCATTCAGTGGGCGGCCGACTGCTTCGGCGAGAACAAGCGCCTCTTCCCGCACGAGCTCGAACTCGACTGGGAGGCGCTCGAGGAATTCCAGGAAGAGAATGCCGAGCGCCAGGAGGAGGCGCACAAGGCCTCGCTCGAACCGGCAGAAGGCAGTTTCGGCAAGGGCTTCAAGGACGCCGGCGACAGTGTCGCGCAGATCAATGTGCAGATCGCCAAGCTCCGCGAGGCCGCCGCTCGGCTGACCAGCCCCCGCGAGCGCGCCATCGCGCGCCAGCGCACGCTTCCCCCCGCCGTCCCGGCCTAAGTCATTGGCGAAGGTCGCGCAGCCCGCAGGGTTCTACGGGATCCTGAACGCCGCGATTGATGACCTGCTGGAGTACGGCTTCGACTCCCAGGAGCGCCTGGACCGCTGGCTGAAACGATTGGCAGCCACCGCGGAGATCTCGCTTCTCTCGGAGGAGAAGCTGAGCGCGGCCCTACAGACCCTTCTGCAGCGCACCTTCAAGCGCGCCACGTCCGACCGCGAGATCCTCGAGGTGCACCCGGGCGTGAGCGCCTTCACGCTCAGGCAGGTGAGGCCGAAGCTGCGGCAACTGCTCGATCAGAAGATCCATGCCTCGGCGGGCCTGATTCGGTTGAACCGCGAGGCCTCCATTGCGCGCACCTTGCAGCGCTTCGCAGGCTGGGCCTCCTCGGTGCCGGCGGGCGGTACCGAAGTCGGCAAGCGCCGAGAAGTCAAAAAACAGATCCGCCGGGGGATCGCATCGCTGCCCTTCGAGGAGCGGCGCGTCATCATCGATCAGGGCCACAAGCTGACCGCGGCCATCAATGAGGTGATCGCGGTCGATGGCGGGGCGATTGCCGGCCGGTGGCATCACGTCAAGCGCGGGCCGCCTTCCTACGATGCGCGGCCGGAGCATGTCGCACGTGACGGCAAGGTGTACCTGTTGCGGGGCAGTTGGGCCCTGCAGCGCGGCTTCGTCAAGCCGGGCAGTGTCGGTTTCTCGGACCAGATCACCCAGCCGGGCGAAGAAATTTTCTGCTCGTGTTGGTACGAATTCATCTACGCGCTGCGCGATCTGCCCCGGGACATGCTGACCGCCAAGGGCAAGGAAGCGCTGCTCGAGGCCCGCGCGGCCATTCGCCAAATAGCATAGGAATGCCCTAGTTATGCCCTTGGAACCCGGTAAGAGCCGCGAGGCGTTCTCGCACAACGTCGCCACTGAGATGAACGCGGGCAAACCCCAGAAGCAAGCGGTGGCCATTGCCTATTCGAAGGCCGGCGAGGACTTCAGCGCCAAGATCGACTCCACGCTCAAGGCGGTTCAAGAGTTGAACAGCGTGTGGGCGGCGGTGACGTGAAAGCCGCTGGGATCATGTTCGTGACACCCGACAACAAGGTGTTGCTGATGCTGCGCGCGGCCAAAGCCGCCCAGGACGGCGACCATGTGGGCGACTGGGCGTTCCCGGGCGGCGGGCTCGAGGACGGCGAGGACAACGAAACCGCGGCACGGCGCGAACTGAAGGAAGAGGCCGGCGTGGAGTTCACCGGCGCACTCACCTATTGGACGCGGCGGATCCGCGACGGCATCGACTTCACGACGTTCATCGTGCGGGTGCCAGAGCCTTTCACGCCGACCTTGAACGATGAGCACGATGACTGGGGCTGGTTCCCGCGCACGGCTGCGCTGAATCTGAACACCCTGCATCCTGGCTCCCGCATCGCCATCGCGCGCCTGACCATGGACGAGCTCGGGGTGGCGAAGGCCATCCGCGACGGGGATCTCACCTCGCCGCAGTATTACGGCAAGGACATGATGCTGGTGGCGCTGCGGATCACGGGGACCGGCATGAGCTACCGGCCCCAGGTGGGCGAGTTCGTCTGGCGCGACTCGTCCATCTACATGAACGCCGAATTCCTCGAACGCTGCAATGGGCTCGAGGTGATCTTCCGCCACCCAAAGAAAACGATGCTCAACACGGAGGAGTTCCGCGACCGCATCGTGGGGACGATCTTCGTGCCCTACCTCAAGCCAGAAGTCGAAGAGGTGTGGGGGATCGCGAAGATCCGCGACATGCACGCCGCGAAGCTGCTCGAAAACGAGGACATGTCGACTTCACCCGGCGTGCTCTGCCTGGGAAACAAGACTCCTGGCCCCGATGGCAAACCGATTTTGATCGAGGACAAACCCTTCCTTTTGGATCACCTTGCGATCCTTTTGGAGCCCGGTGTTTGGGACAAAGGCGGACCACTCGCCGGCGTCGAATCGGTCGATGCTGGGGTCGACGAGGAGCAATCTCCGCTCGATCTGATTCTGCGCAAGCTTAAGTTAAACGATTTGGTTGATCGCATTCTTTAGTCACAACATCCACATAGGACAAATCACATGCCCGACATCAAAGATTCGGAGAAGCTCGACGCGATTATGTCGGGTCTCGACTCCATCAAAGCAGCCCAGAAGGCCGACCGCGAGAAGCTCGACGCTGCCTGCGCCAAAATGGATTCCTGGGAAAAGGAGAAGATGGACGCCGCGAAGCGCGATGCGGAGGAGGAGGAAAAAAAGAAGTCCGATGCCGCCCGTCGCGATGCTGAGGAAGAGGAAAAGAAAAAGGCCGATGCCGCTCGTGCGGACGCAGAGGCTGAGGAGAAGAAAAAGGCGGACGCCGCGCGGGCCGATGCCGCGAAACGCGATGCCGAGGAGGAGGAGCGCAAGAAGGCGGATGCGGCTCGTGCCGATGCGATGCGCCTCGATAGCGCCGCAATCACGGCTCGAGTCGATGCGGCGGTGGCCGCGGCGATGAAGGCTCGCGTGGTCGAAGTGCCGCCCGATGTGCGCGCGCGCCTGTCCACCTACCAGTCACGGTGGGAGCGGGTGTACCAGGCCTTCCGCGATGCGAGCGGTGCGCCAGCGCCGAATGTCGGTGAGACCGAGATCGACTATCGCGCGCGCCTGGCTTCGAAGTATCAGAGCCTTGCGAAGAATCCCAAGATCAAGGACGCGAAGCTCACCGAGATCAAGGATTCGATGACGATGGATCTGGTGGAGGACGCCATTTTCAACGATGCGCTCGCCGAGGCCACCCATCCGACCACGATCACTCCGGGCGTGCTGCTCCCGCACAAGATTCGCGATGCCGCGGGTCGGGAGATCACGAAGTACACCGGCGATCCGAATGCGTGCTGGGATCAGTTCAATCCCCCGATCCAGTACGTGCGCAAGATCCTGACACCCGGCTCCGCTCGTCTCCAGTAACCACCTGCGCCATTCCACCTTTTTCCTTTTTAGGAGTTAAACCATGTCTCTGACTTACAACCCGGCGCAGGTGACTGTAGCCCCGAACACGTTCTACGCAACCTCGGATGGAGCCATTCAGGGCTTCTTCCAGGACGATCCGGCGATTCGCTATTCCTTGCGCTCGGGTCTCGTTGCGCCCGCCCAGACCACCCCGCTCTGGGGCGGAATGGGCATCGTCATCAACGGCCCTGCGACCGGCGTCGAAGCGCAGTCGCTCAAAGCAATGCTCACCCTCGCGAGCTCCCAGGCGAATCTTCTGGGCTTCACCGTCTGGAATCAGTCGCTCGCCACCATCCTGAATCCGTCCGTCTCCAACCCGGTGCCCCAGGCCGGCGCGGGCAACGGCACGAATCCGGGCGGTGCCATCAACTTCTTCGAGCTCGGCTCCGGCGCCCAGATCTGGGTGCAGTGCTCGAGCGGCGTGGCCGCTGCCTACAAGGGCGCCGCGTGGAATGCAGCGACGTACTGGGACTACACGAACCAGGTGCTGCTGTCTGCCCCGGGCGGCACCGCGATCGGCGTGCAAGTCGTCGATGTGGTCACGAACGGCAACGCCCAAGTGGTCGCATCGGGTGGCAACAGCTGGAACTACGCCGGCTACGCCGCACTGATCAAGATCTGATCGGCCATCGTCACCAAATTCAACTGAGGAAAATCAATCATGGGTCTCATAGCACCTTCCGTACTGACGGTATCGCCGAGTCACTTCGAGCCGAATATCATCATGAGTGTCAACCAGGCGTCTGGCTACACTCGCACTCTCGCGGGCGGCAATCCCCGCGTGCAACTCGACAGCGAAGACAAGATGATCTACATCCGCACCGCCCAGGTGCGAACCACGATGCTGCAAAACCCGGCCACCGGGAACGTGGTCCCCAATCCCAATATCGTGATGGGCATGATCCAGTGCCCGACGTACAACCAGCGCATCCGCACGGAGTACGACCACCACGACACGGCGATGGCGTCGAAATGGGGCTTGGGACTGCCGGAGGCGTACAAGTACGCCATGCAGCAGGGCCATCACCTGCTGCTCCGTGACCGCACGCTCTACGGGGCGCTCCCCGGATACGGCGAGGGCATCGTCAACACCCCGGGTGCGACCACCATCACCCTGCCGCCGGACACCTTCGGCGACACCGCGGCGCACAACTATGACTCCGGTCAGATGGCGTTGTTTCTCGCGCAGCAGATCCTCGCGATCAAGACCCGCACGTACCAGCTGGGCACGCCCCGGCGGTTCGCGTTCCTGGGTCCGCAACGCATCCTCGGTATCTTCGAGTACAACGTGGTGCAGCTCACGTCCTACCAGCGGCCGGGCGCAGGCACGGGGTCGACTCTCGAGATGCTCAAGCAGATCGGGATCGAAGCCGGTAACGATGTGGTCGAGTTCGCCTATGACGACTCGCTGATCGGCCAGGGAACGGGCGGCACGGATCTGGTGATCCTGATCATGCCGGAGATCGAGCCGCACTTGAAGCAGCCGCTCGACACGAACATGTTTGCGAAGCTCTCGCAGGGCTTCAATGACAATTCGCTCCTGTACACCGACATGGTGGCGCCGCTCGAGATCCCGACTCCGCTCCCCGGTGGCGCGATCGATGTGCTCACCGAGATGCGCGCGAGCCCGGGCTGGGTCGTGCGACCGGAGTGCTTGCAGCTGATCTCGATGCCTTATTGATCGACAACCTTCCTTCAAGGCGTTCAGCGGGGCATCGTAAGCCCCGCTTTTCTTTTCAACTGGGGACTTACCAATGAAGCTATTCATAGCGAACACGACAAAGCAAAATCACGAATTCGTATGGCGTCCGAAACTCCGCGATTTCTCGGGGGAAAATCAGGACGGCATCATCAAACCGAAGTACGGCGAGCTGCGCCGGCTTCCCATCCCGCTCGGTGGACAAATCTGCATCGGCAACGATAAGGCGCTGGAAGGCCCCGATGTGAAGAACATCCTCGAGCAGCACCCGCACATCGTCCGCTTTGAGGATCTGAATACCGTGCGCGGCTTCCAAGGCCTCTGCTATCGGCAGGACAATCCGGTCCCGATCGAGGAGATCCTCGAGCGCTTGGAAACCAACGACAAGGTACGCACCGAGGAAAACAAGCAGCGCCAGACCAACACCGCGCTCCAGATCGCGAGCAACATGCGCGAAGTCGCCGCGCAGGATGATGCGCCCTTCAAGGATCTGCGCGAGACCGACGTTCAGGTCGCCGAAAAGGGTGCTCAGGAAGTTAACGGCAACACGCCCCGCCTCAACAACGTGGTCGAAGTCGCGGAGGAAGGCAAGACGCCCTCCGGTCGCGGGCGCAAGAGCGCGGCCTGATTCCATGTCGAACGTGTATCCAAATTGGTACGGGTACCTGCAATTCTTGCAAGCTCAAGTAGGGTTGCCACCGCAGGTTCTCTCGCCCAATTTGTTCACGTCGATTCTGGTCGATGCGAACGGCAATCCGGTAATCGATGCCAACGGCAACTGGATTTCCACGAGCGGCGCATGGGGCATCGTCACCGATAGCGGCGGGAACAATCTCGTCGATAGCAGCGGCAATCCCGTCACCGGCAGCGTGCCCTATCAATGGGTGCTCGCATCGTTCCTGATCGCCATCGACCTTGTGAATTGCGATCTGCCGTGCGGCATGTACGCCTTTGCGGTGTACAACCTCGCGGCGGATCGTCTCATCAACATATCCCCTGACCAGACCGGCCAATCGTATTGGCAGGAATTGCGCAAGAACTTCAAGATTTACGATGTGAGCGTGGGCGTTGCCGCGAGCGGCAGCGATCAAGGCACGGCGGTTTCGATCTTGAATCCCGAGATGATGCAGCACCTGACGCTGTTCGATCTGCAAACGCTCAAGACTCCGTATGGCCGTGCGTACATGGGGATGGCTCAAAACTACGGATCGAATATCTGGGGACTCTCATGACGACACCTGCTGCAAATCCTCCCGGCCTGGAGCTTAAGCGCACGGCGCTCCTGGCCGGCGGCATCAACCGACTCATCTACACCATGAGCAATGGCGATTACGTCGGCTCGATTGTGTTCGACGGCGTGAACCCTGACGCGCTTCGCGCGCTCGCCAATGACTTCCAGGCATTCATCGTGGAGCAAACGGGCGGCATCTCGGTTGCGCCGCCCGGCGCCCTGCGTCAAATCGGAGCCCGTACCCGATGAAAAATTTCGTCAAGCTTCTCGCACTGCTCGGCCTGTTCACGGCTGCGCCTGCGTTCTCGCAGCAGATCATCAACTGCATTCAAGTACCGGCCACGCCTTGCAACACGGTCGCCAACCCCGGCACCGGCAATCAGGGCGACCCGGCATGGCTTGCCTTCGGCAAGGACAATACCAACTGGATCAGCGTCTACACGTTCCTCGGCAACCTATCGGCGGTGCCGATTGCGAGCGGCGGGACGGGTGCGAATACGGCGACGGCGGCGATCAACGCGCTGCTGCCCGGACAGACCGGCTTCTCCGGCGATTGCCTGGGCACCAACGGCGTCATTGCCAACTGGACGCCGTGCGGCACGGGGGGCGGCTCGCCGGCGTTCAGCTCCGTTACCAGCGGCACCAACACCGTCGCCTCGCTGATCGTCGGTACGGGGGCGAGTCTCGCGCCGACTGGTAGCGGCGTCGTCACGGCCAATGCGCTCGCGTCCGGCTACACTGTTCCCGCGGGCTCGGGCGGCACGGGTGCGACCTCCCTGGCGGCTGCCGGTATCCCGGTCATCAACTCAAGCACCGCCGGGCATTGCGTTACCTGGTCCGCGAGCGCGGCGCTGGGCGATGCCGGCGCTCCGTGCGCCTCGAGCTTCATTCCCGGCACATTCACTTCGACGCAGATCATTGCAAGCTACCCCCCGGCCAGCAATGCCGGCGCATCGGCGCTCACGACCGACATGGGGCGCATGACGTGCGACGGGGTGCGCTGGAACGTCGTCGGCACTCCCCCGATCCCACCGGGCGCGGCCCTGCTCGGCTACACGCACAATGCGTACACCGACTTCCCGGTATTCGCGGACCTCGTGTTCAGCCGCGGCACGACCAAGGCCAATTGGTATGCGGGCATCGCCGCGTATTCGGGCCAGCCCACGTCCGCCGCGTTCGGCACCGATTCGGGCACCGGCCAGCTCGCGCTCTACTACACGTCGGGCAATGCGGCGGTGATGACCATCACGGCGTCGCAGAACACCACGAACATCACCGGGCTGCTCGGTAAGCTCCCGCCCGCCATCGGCTCGAAGGGCTTTTATTTCGAGGCCGCGTACACGATCCCGACCGACAATGCGGACAGTTTCGATGCGCTTTTCGTGCAGCCATGGCAGCACAATGCGGCGAAGGGCGACGAGCCCGGCAGCCCATTTCCGGCCGCCTACGAGCAGTGGCACGAGTTCGACATCAACGAGAACGGCCACGGCACCGACCAGTCCGGTTTCCTGCGCGGCACCTACATCAACTGGGGCGGCAGTTCGAGCCCCGGCATCCCCGTCACGTGTACCGTTGCGCCTTCGACCGGCGCGCACGGCTGTACCCTCACAGCACCGTGGGCCGGCGACTCGCAATCGACGTTCAATGCCTTCACGACCTCCAGCCAGAACCTCTACCCGGCGACGCTGACCAACGGCTCGACCACGATGACGTGGGGGCCGGCGCTTACCTGTTCGCCATGCTCCGCCTCGCTCACGGCGGGCGCCTACAACGTCCTGGTGCAGACCGCGCAAACCGGCGCGATCAGCTACACCACGGAGCACATTTTTGGCGGTGCGTATGATCCGGTGGGCCAGAAGTTCTACGTGTGGCTCGACGGCACGCTGGTCGAAACCTATTCGACGGCAGTCACCGGCACGACCAACACATTCCGCGACTCGCTCGGCTATCAGCCAATCCTCCAGACCGCGAGCCACGGCGCGCTCACGGCGGGCACGATGCTAGTTCGCTACGTCGCCATGTGGACCCCGTGACCGTACTGCATCTTGGCGTCGTTGTTCAGCCCTACGCGTACAAGGGGCGCAAGGGCATCACCACGTTCGACGTGGCGCAAATCTTGGAAAAAAAGTACGGCATCATGAGCGTCTACTGGCGCGTGCGCGAGAAACAGAACATCGCGGCGCTCGAACGCTCGGTGGCCGGAGCCATCGAGTCGCGTTTCATGGGTGCCCCGCGCGTCGATCCGCTGGCCGCCGCGTGCCAGCAGATTCAAAGCGGTTTCAAGGACTTCATCGCCTCCAAGCAGGCGGAAACCGTGGGCATTCCAGGCACTCCGACCAAAGCCGCGTTGATGGGGATCAACCATCGCAAGAAGAACCCACGCACCGGCGTGCGGCGTCCAAGCTTCTTGGATACCGGGCTGTACATGGCATCGTTTCGCGTTTGGGTCGATTGAATGAGCATCAGTGAGGCGGGCCGGGGGTCAGCGGACCAAATCTACGCGGCCCTGCAAAACGTGCCGCTGGAGTTCGTGCCGACGAATTTCCAGGCGCATACGCGCGTGGTGCTGCCGCTCGACAGCTACATTTTCTGGCGTCCCACGGTGCCGCTCACGATTGTCGGCTCGCTGCACTACTCGCAAGAGATTGTGCAGGGCGAGGATGAGACCTACGGACAGGGCACCATCTTTTTTACCGCCGAAGAGCGCGTGACGCAGTTCGAGGAAGCGCCGATCAACACGCTGTTTGTTTCAAAGGCGGGAGGGTTTTTCTTCGCGTTTTCGCAGCAGCAGGGATTCTATTCGCAAGCGGGCTTGTGGCATTACTTCGGGCACTCGATCCCTCCGGCGATGACCAGCCAGTTTCTTTCGTCGAACTCCGACAATCCGAACTCGCCGCAGTACATCGATCCGAATCAGGCGGTGGTGTCGAACTCGTTGCCGCTCTGGCTGGCATTGAACAATTACGAGTGCCCGTACTCGGACGGCTTCTCGAATTTCATTGAGCTGTTCCCGTCGTACATCGTCGCGCCGAATCAAGTGCCGCCCTATGGCGCGGTCCACATCGGCGAAGAGGACACGCGGGCGCTCGCGGCTGCGCCATACCTGACGATCAACCGCAGCCACAGCCAGCTTGTGGCAGACAAGGTGAAGATCACGCTCTACGGGCTGCAGCACAATGCGGCGATGGATTTCATCGACTGCGTGCTCCAGTACAGCATCGACACCAACAATTTCGGGATCATGAACATGCCCGTGGTGACCGACGCGAAACGCTCGGTGGCTGAGTTGCAAGCGCTCGGCATGAAAAAGACCATCACGTTTGAAATCTCGTACCACCAGCAACGCGCTGCCGTCGTCGCTCGGCAGTTGATCGTGGAGGCGAGCGCCACGTTTCAATTCGAGGGCGGCAATCCAGCGGGCGTATCTGTACTGGTCACGGATACCGGGCAGACGATCATCACGGACACCGGACAACCTATACAGGTCACATGAAAAAACTTCTCGCGCTGCTCTTTGTGACGTTCACCACGAACGCGCAAACCCCTACGACCATCGGCAATCTGCCTGCGGCTACCACGCTTACCGGCTCAGAAGCCATGCCGTGCGAGCAAGGCGGCACGAAGAAATGCACGGTCGCGCAGATCACCACGCAGACCACGTCCACTCTTGCGCCCTCCGCGACCGTCGATACTACGAACGCCTACAACATCACGAAGGGCATATTGCCGTGCATCGTGCTGCCACCCTACACCGGCGTCATTGTCACATCGGGATGCGCTTCGTCTTTCGCCTCGACCACGGGCACGGGGGCGACCGTCCTGGCCACCTCTCCCACCTTGGTCACTCCGGCGCTCGGCACGCCTTCCTCGGTCACGCTGACCCATGGCACCGGGCTTCCGATCACTGGCGTCACTGGACTGGGTACCGGCGTCGGCACGGCGCTCGGTGTAAATGTCGGCTCGGCTGGCGCGCCGGTCGTCAACGGCGGCGCATTGGGAACGCCCAGTTCGGGCTCTGCGGCGAATCTCACCGGCTTTCCGACGCTCAATCAAAATACGACCGGCACCGCATCGAACATCACGGGTACGTCGAACTCGACGCTGGTCACGCTCTCCGCGTTGAGCTTGCCGTCCTCCCAAGTGACCGGGCTCAGCACCCCGGCATTTTCAGGCTTGGCCAGCGGCACGAACACGGCGGCGGCGATGCTCGTCGGTACAGGGGCGAGTTTGGCAACGACCGGCTCCGGCACCCTCACGGCCACCAATACGACCGGCGTCAACGGCGCGGCTGTACCGGCGAGCGCGTGCGCGGTATCAACGAATGGATCGAGCCAACTTACCGCGCTCACCTGTACGGGCAGCGGCAATAGCGTCAAGGCCACCTCTCCCACCCTGACGACGCCGAATCTCGGCACCCCGTCTGCGATCACGCTGACCAGCGGCACGGGCTTGCCGATTTCGACCGGCGTCAGCGGCTTGGGAACGGGGATCGCAACGGCCCTTGCGGTCAATGCAGGCACCGCGGGCGCTCCGGTCATCAATGGCGGGGCGCTCGGCACCCCTTCCAGCGGATCGGCCGCGAACCTGACCGGCTTCCCCACGTTCAACCAGAACACCACGGGGACCGCCGCCAACATCACGGGCACGTCGAATGCGACGTTGACGACGCTCTCTGCCCTGAGCCTGCCATCGACCCAGGTCAGCGGGCTCGGCACCTTCGCCACACAAAGCTACGCGACCCCTCCGGCGATTGGCGGCACCACGCCCGCCGCCGGCGCATTTACCACACTCAGCGCCTCCTCGGGCAGCTTTACCTCTTCCGCGAGCGGCGTGACCGTGGGAAGCCCCACTGGCGGGGCTGAGGGCGCGGGCACCTTGAACATGGCCGGATGCTACGTCAACGGCGTGGCCTGCGGGACGGCGCCTGCGTTTAACGGCATCACATCCGGCACCAATACGTCGGCCGCCATGTTGGTCGGGACCGGCTCGAGCCTTGCACCGACCGGCAGCGGCACGATCACGGCCAGCGGCTTGAATTCGACCGCGCTCGGTGCTGCGAATACATGGAGCGGGCTGCAGACTTTCGGCACCAACATTTCCATCGGCGGCGTGACTGCTGCCGGCGCGACCGGCACGGGGAATGCGGTGTTCGCCACCTCTCCCACGCTCACGACCCCCAATCTCGGCACGCCCTCCGCGATCACGCTCACCAACGGCACCGGGCTTCCCGTTGCAGGCGTCACGGGCTTGGGCACCTTCGCCACGCAGAACTACGCCACGCCGCCCGCCATCGGCGGAACGACGCCTGCGGCGGGCACCTTCACCACGCTCGGCGCAACCGGCAGCTTGACAACGAACGTCACCGGATCAACACAGTGCCTGCATGCCAATACGTCGGGCGTGGTTTCCGGCACCGGCAGTGATTGCGTCGCCCCGATTTTTTCCAATATCACGAGCGGCACCAACACGTCGGCCACCATGACGCTCGGCTCCGGCAGCACCCTTACATTCAGCGGCTCCGGCATCAACAACGCGAATGAGATCAACGGCACGGCGCTTTCCGGTCTCGCGAGCGGCCTGGTACTCAACACGACCGCGACCGGCGTCCCGTCGATCGCATCTATCGGCAGCGGCTTAGGGTTGACCAGCGGCACGCTCTCGACCACCTACACCATTCGGTCGGTGTCCGGCACCACCGATACGATTCTATCGAGTGACTGCGGAAATGCTGTCAAGTACACAAGTTCGGGAGCGGTCGCCGTCGCGTTACCGCAAGCCACGGGCAGCTTTGCCGCGTGCCGCGTCAACATCCTTGCGGGCGGCTCGGGGGTCATCACTGTTACGCCCATAACGAGCACGTTGAACGGCGGAACCTATCTCAATTTCCTGCCGGGCACGAGTGCAAGCATCGTGGCGCTCAGCGGCAACTACACCGCCTCTGGTCCGGCCGTCAGCAACACATGGGCGAACGTGTGCGCGTTCGCGGCGAATCCAAGCCGATGCGGAAGCACGATCAAGGAGCTGGGCGCGGTTCGCTGCACGGCGAGCTCCAAGACTGTCACCATCACTGAGTCGTTGCCGGCGTCCTATGTCGGCGCGGCGTTTGCGTTGACGGGTTGCGGGCCTCTGGGTGCTCAGGCCGCTCTCGGCGGGTATGTGCCCGCGAACGGCGGTACGGGCTATGTTGCAAAAAGCCCTACCGTCAATCCGACCTCCTATACGGTGACCGGCATCACGCAGGCTGCCTCGATGGTTGCCACGATCTCGACCGTGAGCACGGTGAACCCCTTCGCGGGAATCCCCGCCGCGACCTTCGCCAGTGTCGCGGGCATGACCCAGGTCAACAACGTCACCTATCCGATCAGCGCAACCGGGGGCTCTTCGGGTGCGTGGACGGTGACCTTTGCGCTGATCAACTCGACCACCTTTCCGGCCTACACCTCGGGCGGCACGCTGACGCCATCGCTCTACACGGGCGACATCCTGACGGTATTGGGCGGCACCTGCACGGTGCAGCCCTTGATTGAACCGCTGACGGTCTCGGCCACGGGCGTCATCCAGACCTTCGCCGTGGTGACGCCGGGCGCCTGCACCGCCTCCCCCGGAGCAGCGGCCGCGACGAGCGGCGGAACGGGCTCGGGCGCGACGGTGACGCTCAATTATCAGGGCGCGGGCATCAACGACATCATCGCAAGCGTCGGCACGAACTCCGTGACGATGACCACCAATGCAGCGGCGGTGTCGGTCACGTCGGGGAATAACTGGTGGGAGGCGGGATGGGATGACTCGGCGGCGATCAACGCAGCGGTCGCGAGCGGCGCATCGTATGCCTACCTGCCGGTCACGACCGTTGCCCCGTGGTCAGCGACTGCGTTTCCTCAGTACGGCATCACCTCGCCAATCGGCATGCCAATCACGAACTCGTTTCGCCTGGATTGCGCCAGTCAATTCATCAACGCACTTGCGCCAATGCGTTCGGAAATTACGCAGGTCAACACGGGAGCGTTTTCTACAAGCAATCCGGGTTCCGGCAACGGCTACAACAACTGTCGCTGGGACGGCTTCGGTTTGGCGTCGATCAACGATGACGTGGAGGCGGGCGCGCTCAAGTCGAACAACAACATTTATATGAACGCGACGGTCGCGAATATTTTCCTCTACAACATCCCAGCGACCGTGCAACGCGTGCAGTACACGGCTTCTTGGATTCACAACGACCCGCTGTTTCTCTCCGCCAATTCGCCCGCGCCGACCGAGGGGTTGTGGGTGATGGCAGGCAATACGGACGATGAGTTCACGACGTTCATCACCGATGGCACGCAATCAAGCGCCTACCGCGCGGATGCAGCGGACGTGACCTTGACCGACTGGCATTCGTTTTCCAACTATGACGGCCCGACCGCCGACTCCGAGGCGACGAAGACGACCATGAATCGGTGGACGGTCGACCGGCCTGCCCCCGGACAACCCGCATACTATCTGAACGCTACGCTCACACAGCTCGATGTATTCAACGCCTGGATCACTGCGGGTCAATGGAACGGCCAGTATGGCGTCTATATCAACAATGCCAACGGCAGCAACTCGATCGGCTGCGGCAACTTTGGTCTGGTGGCCAACTGGACGAGCCCGCAGAACGAAGTGGTGGTGGTCGGAGCAGCCGGGGGAGTCGGGGCGAACAATTCGAACACCATTGCGTGGAGTTGCATATCGGGTGGCGTAGGGCTTCCCCTCCAGTTCACTGGCGGCACGTATGGCAGCAGCCCCGCCTATGGGTTCGGCATCAACTCGCTGCACTCGAATCCGCCGTCCTTTGTGGATGCCTTCACGGCTGCGAGCGCCACGGTGCCCGCACGGTATGAGTTCGATTTTCCCTCACCCATCATCGGCACGAGCAATACGGGCATCACCTATACGGCGGATTACCTACTGCATCTTCGCGTGCCCACTTGCACCGGAGGCACGAACACGCCGACTTGCGGCACGCTCGGCTCTTTGCTCACGGATGGGGTGATCACCTCCAACGGCGGCATGGTCACGAATACGCTGAGCGCCAGCAGCACCGTGTCGGGCGCGGGATTCTCGACATACCTGGCAAGCCCGCCATCCATCGGAGCCACGACGCCCGCAGCCGGCAAGTTCACAACGCTGGCGACTACCGGCCTCTATACGCCGACCTCGACCATCGGCATCAAGGGCACCACGGCCGGCGATACCGTGCAGGCAGGCTCCGTGGGCGAACTCATGGTGGTCAACTGCCCGGTCAACAACACATCGGCGGCGGTCACATTCACGACCGCCTCTCCGACCGTGGTCAACTGGGCGAGCGCGCCGTGGGTCATCACGGGTCCGACCAATTGGACCTGCGCCATCAACTTCACCGGGACGCTCCCGACTGGAATCGCCGCCGCGACCACGTACTACATCGCGGGCGCCTCCTACAACTCCGGCACCGGTAATTTCAATATCGCGAGCACGGTCGCCCTTGCGATTGCGAACACGCCGGACGTCAACGTCACCGTCGCGGGCACGCCGCCCTATACCGGAATCATGGGTGCTTACTCGATTGGCACGACGGGAGTGGTCGCCGGTGCCGCGATTCAACTCACGGCGGGCGATTGGGATTGCGGGGGTCAGGCCGAGTTCAACGTGACCACCACGGCCACCACCACGACCGCCTACCAGGGCGGCCTGATCAACGGATCGACCTTCGGCTCCGACTCGGGCAAGTCGACCACGATCCATCAAACCTCGGGCAGCATTGCGAGCGGCACCAACTCATCGATAGCGATGCCGATCTACAACGACGACACCAACGGCAATCTGACCCTGCAATTGCTCGACAACTGGAACTCGGGCGCGGGCGTCATCAACATGGGCGGCCTCGCGCGTTGCCGCAGAATTCGATAAGGAACACCATGAAATTTATTTTCAAATCTTTGCTGTTGCTGCTCCCGGCTCTCGCCCTCGCGGGAGAAGTTGGCAATTACCCCAACTCGGTCGGCATCGACAGCACCGTGCGTTTCCTCGCGGACCAGGGCGGTCCTGCCGGGCCTTCGACTCTCGGCACCACGGTCAACATCACGCCGGCTCAACTCCAGTCGTGGCTGTACCCTCTCGGCTATCTGCCCGCCTCGCTCATGCCGATCCTCACCGGGGATTGCTCAACCACAACTGGCAGTTTCGCGATCACGTGCACCAAGACCAACGGCGTGCTGTTCTCGTCGCTCGCGACGGCGACCACGCCGGGCGCGGTCATCGCGCTGTTCACCGGCTGCACCGGCACCGACTATCTGGGGGCGGACGGCAACTGCCACGCCACGTCGGGCGCGGGCACGGTGACGAGCGTGGGCCTCACGCTGCCCGCCTGGCTCACGGTATCCGGCTCGCCCGTTACCACGGCGGGCGCTTTCACGGTCACTGGCACGAGTGAGCCGCCGAACTATGTTCTTGCTTCACCCAATGGCTCTGCGGGTGCCGTCTCACCTCGGGCGTTAGTGGCGGCCGACCTCCCCACGATCTCCCTGACTTCCGGGGTGAGCGGCACTTTGCAGGCCGCCCAATTTCTCGCGCTGACCGGCGATGTGACCAATACGGTCGGAACCGCCGCCACCACGGTCGGCAAGATCAACGGCGCAGCGATCCCCGCCAGCCAGTCTTGCGTGGGCACCAACGGCTCCAGCCAGATCGTCGCCGGCTCGTGCGGTGGCTCCGGCGCGTTCTCGGCGCTGACCGGGGGCACCAACACCACGGCGGCGATGCTCGTCGGCACGGGCGCGAGCCTCGGTCCTACGGGCACCGGCACCCTGTCCGCCAATCAGGTCAACGGCGCGACGGTGCCGGCGACTGCCTGCGCGGTGGCGACCAATGGCTCCAATCAGTTCACGGCGCTTACCTGCACGGGCTCCGGCAACAATGTGCTCGCCACCTCCCCGACCTTGACCACGCCGAACCTGGGCACGCCTAGCGCGCTCACGTTGACCAATGCGACCGGTTTGCCGATCAGCAGCGGCGTGAGCGGGCTGGCGACGGGCGTGGCGACCTTCCTCGCGACGCCCTCGAGCGCAAACCTGGCCGCGGCGGTGACGGATGAGACCGGAACCGGCGCGCTCGTATTCGGCACTTCGCCCACGTTGACGACTCCGGCGCTCGGTACCCCGTCCGCGCTGGTCTTGACCAATGCGACGGGCTTGCCCAATGCGAGCGTAATCGGCCTCGGCACGTTCGCGACGCAAAGCTATGCCACTCCCCCGGCCATCGGCGGAACCACTCCGGCGGCCGGAACATTCAGTTCCCTCAAAGACACCGGCATCACCGGCTCGACTCAATGCCTTCACGTCGATACGACAGGAGCTGTGACGGGCACCGGCAGTGATTGCGGCTCTGGGGGCGGCGGGGTCACCTCGTTCACTGGCGATAGCGCACTGCTAAGCAATTCCGCCTCCACGGGCGCGGTAACGGCGACTTTGGCGAATACCGGGGTCGGCTACGGGGTGTGGGGCGGCATCGGGGCGGCGAGCGGCGCACCGGCCTACCACGCGCTCTCGACCTATCCCACGGCCGCGTTTCCGACACTGAATCAGAACACGACCGGCACCGCTGCCAACGTCACCGGCACCTCCAACGCCACGCTGACGACGCTTTCATCGCTCAGCCTGCCTTCGACGCAAGTGACCGGCCTGGGAACCTTCGCCGCTCAAAATTACGCGACGCCCCCGGCAATCGGCGGCACGACACCAGCGGCGGGTGCGTTCACGACGCTTTCCGCATCCTCCGGCACCTTCACGGCGGTTGCGGGCGGCGTGACCATCGGATCGCCCACGGGCGGCGCGCAGGGCGCAGGCACTATCAACATGGCCGGGTGCTATATCAACGGCGTGGCGTGCAGCTCGGGCGGCTCAGGCACGGTCAATTCGGGAACCTCCGGGTATGTGGCTTATTACGCCTCTACCGGCACGGCAGTCTCGGGGCTCGCGGTTACGGGCACCGGCAATGCGGTGCTTGCCGTATCCCCCAGCCTGACCACGCCGACGCTCGGAGCCGCCACGGCAACTTCAATCAACGGCAACACGTTCACGACCGGCACCTACACCTTGACCGGCACGGCAGCCAAGACGCTCAACTTCACCAACTCGTTGACGTTGAGCGGCACCGATGCCACGACGATGACATTTCCGAGCGCTTCGGGCACAGTTGCTACGCTCAACGCCGCGCAGACGTTCACGGCGGCCAAGACCTTCACCAACTCGGACTTGCTGTTGTTGGGGTCGAGCACTGGTGCAACGACCTTCACCAGCGCGAACGCGAGCGCCACGGCGTACACCGCAACGGTCCCCGCTAACACCGGCACGCTCGCGGAATTGAACCTCGGAGAAACCTGGACCGGGGTCCAAACGTTCACCAATAGCGACCTGGCGTTGCTCGGCTCTTCAACCGGCGCAACCACGTTTACGAGTGCGAACGCGAGTGCGACGGCCTACACGGCTACGGTACCGGCGAATTCCGGCACGTTGAGCGAACTCAACCTCACGGAAACTTTCACCGCGCCTCAGACCTTCACCAATAGCGATCTGCTGTTGTTGGGATCGTCTACGGGCGCGACGACTTTTACGAGCGCGAACGCGAGCGCGAGCGCCTACACTGCAACCGTTCCGGCCAACACCGGCACGCTTGCAGAGTTGAACCTGGCCCAGACGTTCTCGGCACTGCAAACTTTTGGCACGAATATCTCGATCGGAGGCGTGACGGCGGGTGGAGCGACCGGGACAGGCAATGTCGTCTTTGCCACGTCGCCAACGCTCACGACGCCCGCACTCGGCACCCCCTCCGCCTTGGTTGCGACCAATGCCACCGGAACCGCATCGGGGCTCACGGCCGGCGCAGCGACCAACATCGCGGGCGGCACGGCGAACCAGGAGCCCTATCAAACGGGGGCGGGTGCGACCTCGTTTTTCAGCGCATCGAACTACGGGGTTCAGACCTACGGGGCGACCGGCGTCCCGGCATCGATTGCCGGCGCGGCGGGCGTTTTGCAGGGCTCGGCCTCGGCCATTCCGGCCTTCACCACCACGCCGACCCTGACCGGCACGAACTTCACCGGGATACCGCTCGCGAGCGCCGTCACCGGGAACCTCGCCGTGACCAATCTGAACAGCGGCACGTCGGCGAGCTCGAGCACGTTCTGGCGCGGAGATGGCACCTGGGCAACGCCGAGTGCGTCCGCCAGTTCCATCACGCCGGGCACCACGACGGTAAGCGGCGCGACCGCGCCTTGCCTCATCGACAATTCCACGAGCACCACGATGGGCTGCGCGGCGCTGGCCTCGACCCTGGCCATCACCTCGGGCACGCTCGGCACCAACGTCCCGATTCGCACCGTGACCACTTCGCCCACGGTGGCCTCGACCGACATGGGCGGCCAGATCAACACCAACGTCTCGGGCGGCGGCACGATCACGATTCCGGCGATTTCATCGACAGTGTTTGCTTCCGGCATGAGTCTGACCATCGTCAACTACTCAGCCTCGACGGCGGCAATCTCCACAACGCCTACGATCAATGCTGGGGCAGGCTGCGTATCGGGGACCGGAATCCCAGCGGGCGACACCTGGAATCTGGTATCGAATGGCACGACGCTCGATTGCGATCAGAGCGTCAGCAGCGCAACCGGCGGATCAGGCACGGTCGGCAGCGGCACCACGAATCAGATCCCCTACTATGCGGGCAGCGGCACGACGCTCACGGCGACGACCACGCTCCCCACAGCCGCCATGCCTGCTTTGACGGGTGTGGTGACCAACACGGCGGGCAGCCTGACCACCTCATTTGCGGCGATTGGCGCGAACACGGTTCTTGCGAATGCGACGGGATCGAGCGCGGCTCCCACGGCAACCTCGACCCTCACCTATCTGATCGACACCGGCACTCAGTACACCGTAACGGGCACGGGTGCTTGTTCAGCGATCACCAAGACAGGAACGACCGGCACCTCGGCCGGCAAATTCCAATGCACGGGAACGAGCGGTGCATCGACCATCACGATCACGTTTCCAACAGCCTCGAATGGCTGGGCTTGCGAAGCTCATGACGTAACGACGACGGCGGATACGTTGGTGGAAGGGGTCGGCAGCACCACCACCGATACCTTCAGCGGGACGATGGTCGGGAACGACTATGTGAAGTTTCATTGCATAGGATTCTGATGAAACGAATTACATCGATTCTGCTCGGGCTCATTCTCGCAGCATCCATTGCCCCGGATTCCTGGGCGAGACATGGGCGGGGCGGTGTCGCCCCAACCGCTGGCGTTCCTTCGGCCCCGGCCGAAGTCATCGGCCAGCAAGGTGGCGGCCCCTCCGTGTGCTCGGTCAACTCGGGAACCGGGTGCTTGACTAACACGGCGATCCTCTCTTGGCCCTCGGTTTCAGGTGCGACGTACTACCTCGTATATCGGAACGGCTCGCTCGTCGGAAGCGGTGGCTGTTCGGGAAACATC